GCTGGTTTTCCCACCCCACCGGGAATGGCTCCATCAGCAGCGCAAGCGTCACGCTTGGTCCATGCCTCCCGTCTAGGATGCGCTGGACGACTTCGGGAGCGAGGAGCGTAAGTCGCAGGACCCGCGTCATGTACGATGGTGCGATCCTTTCGTGCGCAGCTAGTTCAGCGATGGTCGCGAACGCGCCCGATTCCAGCATCTGCTTCCACCGAAACGCCCGCGCCATCGCCTTGACAAGCGTGTTATCAGTTTTGCCCTTTGCGACCCTTTCAGTCGGCAGAAGTATTTCCTTCCGCCCACCACGCCTAACGAGACGGAACGGGACGTGCACGGTCACCGTTTCGGGGGGCGGCTTCGTCTGGGTCATGCAGCTTCTCCAACTTCCGCGCGCATTTCTCGGGCCAGCCCCGTTAGCCCGTCCAGTCGCAACCGGACATTCAGGCCGTCAGTGCCGATGTCGACCCGTTCGACCAGCAGGGCCACGATGCGCGCCTGCTCGGCAGGGAATAACTCACCCGACAGCAGATCAAGCCGCATCAGTGCCTCTCGGGCGTCGGCCTCGGTGATGTCGCCGTCTCGAGCGCGGGCTGCCTTCCACGTGCCCGCCACAATTTCCGGTTGGCGGAACACAGCGCGCAACTGATCGATGACGGCAGCTTCGATTTCACCGGCAGGCACGCGGCCAATCGGACAGGATCCGGCACCATGCTTCAGGACGGTCTGGCTGACATAGTAACGGTACAGCCGTCCACCCTTGCGTGTGTGGGTCGGCGAGAAGGCCGCGCCATCAGGTCCGTAGAGCAGCCCTCGCAGGAGCGCGGGAGTGTCGGCGCGGGTCCGCGCTGCGCGCTTGCGCGGGCTTTCCGTCAGGATGGCGTGGACCTTGTCCCAAACCTCGCGTTCAATGATCGCCGCATGCTCGCCGGGATAGCTGGTCCCCTTGTGCACCGCCTCGCCGATGTAGACGCGGTTGTTCAGCATCCGATAGATGAATTTTTTATCGATCCGGTGGCCCCGGCTGGTGGTGACGCCCCGGTCGGAAAGCTCGCGCGCCAGCACCGTACCCGATCCGATCTCGATGAACCGCGCGAAGACCCAGCGGACATGCGCGGCGTCACCGGCGTTCTCGACCAGCTTCCGGTCCTTGACCTCGTAGCCCAGCGGCGGGCATCCACCCATCCACATGCCCTTCATCCGGCTGGCGCGGACCTTGTCCCGGATGCGTTCTGCCGTCACCTCGCGTTCGAACTGGGCGAAGGACAGCAGAATGTTCAGCGTCAACCGCCCCATCGACGTGGTGGTGTTGAAGGATTGCGTGACCGAGACAAAAGTCACGCCATTGCGGTCGAACACTTCGACCAGCTTGGAGAAGTCCATCAGCGAGCGGGACAGGCGGTCGATCTTGTAGACCACGACCACGTCAACCAGCCCATCCTCGATGTCGGCCAGCAATCGTTTCAGGCCGGGGCGTTCCAGCGTTCCGCCGGAAATACCACCATCGTCATATTGGTCGCGAACCAGCACCCAGCCCTCGGACCGCTGGCTGGCGATGTAGGATTCGCAGGCCTCGCGTTGGGCATGGAGGCTGTTGAACTCCTGCTCCAGTCCCTCCTCAGAGGATTTGCGGGTGTAGACCGCGCAGCGCAGCTTGCGGACGACAGGTTTGTTCATGTGGTCCTCCGGTGGTTTTTCAGCCCGAAGAACACCCAGCCGTTCCAGCGTGTGCCAGTGATGGCGCGCGCGATGGCCGAAAGCGACTGGTATGGCCGCCCCTGCCATTCGAAGCCACCTTGGGTCACGGTGACGATCTGTTCGACCCCCTGCCATTCTCGCAGCAGCCGAGTGCCGGTGATGGGGCGGTCGCGATCGGCACGGATGCGGCGCGTGGTGATATTGCCGCCATCAAGCTGTTCGCCCAAGGCTTCCAGCCGCTTGATGGTTTCTGGCTTCAGCCCGCCATAGGCCAGTTCCTGGATGCGATAGGCAAGGCGGCTTTCCAGATAGCGGCGATTGAAGGGCGGCGGCTCGCTATCGAACAGGTCGCGCCACTGCTTCTTCAAGTCGGGCGTCGTCGTGGTTTTCAGCGCGGCCAGGCGCGCGGGAATGGGGTCGGGTTTTGTCATGCGTTTCTCCGGTGGCTTGGAGTTGCATGAAGGCATTGGTCGGGCGGACAGTGTAGGCAACTTTCTCCAGTCTGGTCAGAGACTTCACCCCGCTCCTGCATCCGCAGGCGGATCAGTCCAAGCGCCAGCAGACCGCACAGTTCGGCGCGGCGCTGGGCTGGCGCCATCAGTTCGGGCGGGAGTGGATTGGGGCGTTTCATGCGGGCCTCGGATTGGTCGTCTCCTCTGGCTCCTACTCATCCGGATCGGAGTCCGTCCCACTTTCTCCCGCACAGGTTGAACCCACTCGCGCCGGAACATAAGATGAACCCTTAACTCGCGTGAAAGGTGATTCGGCGTGGCGGGCAATCTGAAGAAGTTCGTGAACCCCAGGTTCATCAAGACCATAGACCTGACCCTGATGCGGGCGCTGCTTGCCCGCCACGACGGCAAGTTCAAGGGCTTCTCGCTCGATCAACTCGACCAGGACGAGACTGATGCCCGCAAGGCGCTGCAGGAATTCCTGGCCGGAGCCGAAGAGAATTACCCCGAAGGTCTGCGCGGCGATCTTCACCGAATTGCCGAATTGGGCGATGCGCGCGGCCTCGAGATCATCCTGACGCAGGCGGACCGGGAGGACATCGACCTGTTTCCGGACATGAAGACCGCGGATGCCGATGCCCCGAACAAGGCACATGACCCCAAGCACATCGCCGTCCGGGTATTCCTGGAACATCCCGATCTATTCGAGGCCGCCGCCGACCACATGGCCTTGCTGGCCCCGGACCGCTTGCATGAATTTGCCGGTCGGGAACGCGGTGTCATCGTCGACCTGACGGGGGAAAAGGTCGAGGCATTCCGGGCCGCCGTCGCCGAGCTGTTCCGCAAATCCTTCCTTGGCGATTATTGCCGGGTGGGCGACTATGCCGACGCCGATGAAATCAATCTTGTGGTCAGCCATGGATCCACGGTCTCGACGATGCCGGTCGTCGAGGGCCAGCAGGAACGGGTCATCAGCGTACGGCAGATTTCCCATGCCGTCCTGCGCTATTCCGAGAACACCGGAATGTTGCGGCTGGCCCGGATCCGGAAGGCGCATCAACCCGAAATCGCGGAACTGTTCGCGTCGATCATCCTGGAGCGTCCCGGTTTCTTCGAGGGGGACGACGCACAGGATCTCTACACCCTGCGCCCGATCGAACTGGCTGGACCGTCCTTCGCATTCGACCACCGACACGATCCGGGGATCGACAAGGTGCAGATCATCGAGGCCGCAGCCGATCTGATGGTGCCCGGCAAGAACGGCTATCCGCGCGTGGCGCGCACCTTGCGGTCCCGCGATCTGGGCGGCGATGCGCTGCGGCACTTCGGCGGAACGCCAGTCGCGTTTTCCGGGTCCTGGCGGTTGGGCGAACTGGTCTTCCGAATTCTCTTCAAGGGCGAAGGAAAGCGCCAGCCGCAGGTGACGGTCAAAGTGCGGCCCCCCGGTATCCTGCAGTTCCGGCGTACGCAGCATGAAGCGCGGGTGATGACTTTGATCCAGCGGAACGGGCTAATGAATGACCGAGACGATTTTGAGGTTGTTGACGCAGCTGAGTGAGGCTGGCAGCGACGCGATCCTGACGGGAGAGATGGCCAGGCCCTTTCTGGGGCCCGCGTTCGACCGGCTGCTGGCGCGGCGCATCGTCATCGAAGATGCACCCCTGACGGAGTGGGAGGTCTGCGATCGCTGCGACTGCGGGCTTGCGTCGCGCCGCATCCGTTCGGCGGGAGACAAACGGTTTCGGGCCGAATGCCCGCTCGAACGGCGTCAGGATGTGGATCTGACCGAGGATGACCTGCGCGTCTATCGTGTCGGGGGCCCGGCACTTGCGTCCGCGATCAGCGCCGCGGCGGGGTTCAGTGAAAGCCCTCACCAGCTGGTTGATGGACTCTGGCAGTTGGGCACATTGCCATCCGGGCGGATCGTGTTTCTTGCGCTGGAACCTGCGGCCCTTACCGGCGGGACCATTGCCGCGACGCTGCGCCAGGCTGCGCAGGGTCAAGACGTCACGATCCTCGGACCAGCCCTTCCTCCTTCGGCGGCATTGCGACTGCGCGAGGCCGGTTTTCATCTGGTCGAGCCCGTGTCCGTCATGGTGCCGGTTCTAAGCAGCTTCGGAGTCGCCATCGATCCCGCATCCCTCAGCCCAGCACCGGCGACAGCAACGCTGAGGGTTCGGACGGGAACGGCCGAGGTGCGATGGGCGGGTCGCTCCGTCATTCTGTCGCATCAGCTTTTCCCGCTATTCCATCGCCTGCTGGAAAAGGCGCTGACGCGCGATCAGGTCGCCTCCGGATCCCACATCGAGGGTACCACCGGGCGTGAAGCCAAGGATCTGATCCGAGAACTGCGCGCGGCCTTCGTTGCGGCGGGTTTCACCAAGGCCGAAACCGAGGCCCTGATCGTGACCGTGCGGGGCCGCGGCTACCGCCTCGGCGTTCCCGCATCGGGAATCGTGATCGACGGCTGACCGCCGCCCACCAAACCCCCACCTTTTTCCCACCTCGTTCCCACCTGCACCGCGACCTCGTCCGGCACCTTGGGCTCATCAGAAACGATGACCGAGGCCCGCAGCGATGCAGATCGAACTCTCCCCCGACGACATTGAAACCATCATCCGCGAGGCCGATGTGGCCGCGCGCCGGTTGCGGCGGCGTCTGCAACTGCCGACCTGCGACCGCGAGGATCTGGGCCAGGACCTGCTGGTCGATCTCCTGCGCCGCTTGCCCGCATACGATCCCTCGCGCGGCGGCCTCGGTGCCTTCGCGGGTCTGATCCTGCGCAACCAGTCCTCGCGGATCGCGATCCGGCATCACCAGCAGCGTCGTGCGCAGGGCGGAACGATTCTGTCGCTCGAGGTGCCCTTGACGGGAGAGACTGACCCTGTCGGTGCCACGCTGACCGAAGCCGATGGGCTGGCCGCGTGGCACGGTCAGGACCGCACCGCGCGCGACGATAGCGACGATCGCCAGGCGCTGGAAACCGCGCTGGCCCAGCTTCCACCGGAGGACCGCAATCTCTGCGCGGCCCTATCTCACCGCCCCGTCGCAGCACTGGTGGCCGAGGAGTTCGGGAGCCGGTCCGCGCTCTACCGCCGTCTCGCCAGTCTGCGCCACGTGCTCACCGCCCACGGTCTTGGTCCCGCCTGGGACGATTTCGCGGCGGCGTGAGTAGAGGGGCAAGGAGGAGATCATGTTCATGGGCACCACACCCTTCATCACGGTCCGCACCCGCCGACCGCTCACCGAGATCGAGTTCTGCGCCTGGGTGGCGCAGGCCATGCCGGGCGACCGGCTGGAATACCACCGCGGCTTTCTGGTTCTCGATGTCTTCCCGATGTTCGCCCGTCTGCCCGACCAGCAGCGCGCGGAATTGGCAAGGCTCGGCTCCCGCGCCTTCTGGGCGGCTGAAGCAGGCCTCGTGCACCTAGTGCAGGAGCGCACCGGCCCGGACCAGTTCGCCTACATCGCCGTCGCCCGCCCGAAACCCAAGGCTGCTGCCGTTTCGCTGTCGGCGCTCCTGCTGCAGGAGATCGCGGCATGACCCGGCACAGACCGAACCGCATTGCCAAAAACGGAGATCCAAGAATGCCCCTTTCACCGAACAGTCCTGTTCTCGCCAATCTGCCGGATATCCCGGCAGGCGAAATCGCAGCCCTTCCCGCCGACATGCTTGCCGCCTTGCAATTTGAAGCCGGCGAAGCGTTCCAGCACATCAAGGCTATAAGGGCCCGCCTCGATGCCGCGCTCGCCCTGAAATACGGGGATCTGGCGACCGAAGCCCGTCGCTTGGCGGGCAAGGATACCGGGACGGTACGGCTCCGCGATGGCACCATCACGATTGTTGCCGACCTCTCGAAGCGCGTCGATTGGGATCAAGAAAAGCTGGGCCAGATGGTCGAGCGCATCCGCGCCGCAGGTGATGATCCTGCCGAATATGTCGAAATCAGCTTCAAGGTGTCCGAGCGCAAATACGCGGCTTGGCCCGAGGCGATCCGGCAGGGCTTCGAGCCTGCGCGCACGGTGCGGACCGGTCAACTCGGTATTCAGCTTCTTGCCGATGAGGCCGAGCAATGAGCCTGCGCATCATCACTGCCGATACCCGGCTTCGCGAGGCGCAGGGCAAGACCACCATCGCGCTCTTCGGCCCAAGCGGGGCGGGCAAGACCACGCTCCTGACCACCTTGCCGCCTGCCGAGACCCTTTGCATCGATCTGGAAGCGGGGCTGAAGTCGGTGCAGGACTGGCCCGGCGACAGCATCCCGATCCGCCGCTTTGCCGACGCGGTCGACATCGCCTGCCTGATCGGCGGAGCAAATCCGGCCGCCCAGCCCGAGGAACATTTCTCGGAAGCGCATCACGCGCATCTGCGTCGCCTGCACCCCGAACTGGCCGAACGGATCGACACCAAGCGCATCATCTTCGTCGACAGCATCACCGATCTGACGCGCCAGGCCATGGGATGGGCCAAGACCCGGCCCGAGGCCCTGTCAGAACGCACCGGCAAACCGGACACGCGCGGGGCCTACGGCCTTCTCGCCCGCGAGGTGATCGGGCTTCTGAAACATCTGCAGCATGCGCCGGGCCGCACCGTCATTTTCGTCGGCATCCTCGAAAAGGTCGTGGATGACATGAACCGCGTGACCTGGCAGCCGCAGATGGACGGCGGAAAGGTCGCGCGGGAACTCCCCGGCATCGTCGATCAGGTGCTGACGATGAGCCTGTTCACGCAGGATCCCGGTGCCGGTCCCGACGCACTGCCGACATGGCGGCATGACCCTGACAAGGGCAGCGTCCGCCGCCTCGTCTGCCAGTCCGGCAACCCCTTCGGCCTGCCTGCCAAGGACCGCAGCGGCCGCCTCGGCATTACCGAACCGCCCGATCTGGGCGCACTTCTCACCAAGATCAACCAGTCCCGGAAAGGATGACGACATGACTTTCGACATGAATGACGTGGAACCGCAGCAGTCCAGCGACCTGATCCCCGATGGCACCTTTGCCAAGGTGGTGATGACGCTGCGCAAGGGCGGCACCGACGGGACGGGCGAGGTGGACCGCGGTCTGCTCAAGTCTTCGAACCAGCCCGGCAGCGACGTGCTGATGCTGGATGCCGAGTTCACCGTGGCCGAGGGCCCTTATGTGCGGCGCAAGTTCTGGCAGAACTTCACCGTACAGGGCGGCAAGTTGGATGAGTCTGGCCAGTCGATCGGCTGGAAGATCTCGAAATCCACCTTCCGGGCGATGATCGACAGCGCACTGGGCCTGAACCCCGAGGACATGAGCGAGGCGGCAAAAGCCAAGCGGGTGCTGCGCGGGCTCGCCGATCTCGACGGCATCAGTTTTGTCGCCAAGGTCCAGATCGAGCCGACCCGGAACCCTGCCTACAAGGACGCCAACAAGCTTGACCACGTCGTGCTGCCGACTGCGCCAGAATGGAAAAGGGTTATGGCGGGCGAGCCGGTTCCCGCGCAGCCGACGGCGAAGCCCCGGCTCCCCGCTGCAACCCCGGCACAAGCCGCGCTCCCGGCCTGGGGCCAGCCGCAGGCGACCGTCGCGCAAGGAGCGCCTGGCTGGGGCGCGCAGGCGGCTACAA